CTAAATCAAAGAAGGAAGATTTCCCTTATTACAATACCTTAGTTGTTTTAAATCAACCTTGGGTACTTCTACCAGATAATCCATTTGGACAACCTGAAATACAAGCTAAAGGGGGTAATGCTATTTGGTTAGCAAGTAGTTTGGTATTCCTTTTCGGTAATCAAAAGAAAGCGGGAATTAGTCATATTGATGCTACTAAAAATGGTAGAAAAGTTTCATTTGCGATTAGAACAAAAATCTCAATCTTAAAAAACCACGTAAATGGTGTAGGATATAAAGATGGTAAAATTATCGCAGTGCCACATGGTTATATTTCAGATAACAAAGAATCACTAGACAAATATAAAAAAGAATATTCTGATTATTGGATTACCAAAATGGGTGACCCTAATTATTCTTTAGATGAAACAACCGAAGAGGTTGATGATTAAAAAAAAAATGGTTAAATTTTAATATGAACAAATTAAAAGTTATTTCTTTATTTTCCGGTTATGGAACACAGGAGTTAAGCCTAAACTATATTGGGGTTAACTATGAAAATGTCGCGAATTCTGACATTTTAAATATGGCTAATGTAGCGTATGATTCTTTACACACAACTACTTTAGGTAATTTAGGTGATATTATGAAAATTGATGAGAACAATTTTCCTAAATGTGACTTATTAACATATTCTTATCCTTGCCAAGATATCTCAATATCGGGGGTTCAAAAAGGGATTAAAAAAGGAACAAGGTCAGGTTTATTATTTGAAGTTGAACGTATTTTAACTCAAAATCAACCAAAATATCTTTTAATGGAGAATGTTAAAAATTTAATCTCAAACAACCATATAAAACAATTCCAAGAACACATAACTTTCTTAAATGAGTTAGGTTATGGTTGTTCTTGGAGAGTTTTTAATGGAGCTGATTTTGGATGTCCCCAAAATAGAGAACGTGTGTTTATGATGTCAGTTTATGGGATGACCAATGAAGAAGTTAATGAAGTTATGAATGGTGTTGATAGTCACAAAAAAGAACGTGTACCGATGAAACCACACATTGAGAACATCGTAGACGAATCTTTATTCATCGAATGTGATATCACACCAAACGACCCTAAGAAAAACTCTGTATGTAAACTTATCGCTAGAAGAAATGATGTAAATTATGACCAAGCTAGACGAATCTATTCAGTTGATGGATGTTCACCTTGTTTAACAACAACGGGTTCACCACAAATTATGACTGAAGATGGTAAAATAAGATATATCAGTGCGAGGGAAGCATATAGATTTATGGGTGTAAAAGAGTATGATATTGATAGATTATTATCAACCAATTTAACTATTAAGAATCACGTAGCTTTAGCTGGTAACTCTATATGTGTTCCGGTTATGGAGGCGATATTCTCCGAGTTTTTGAATGAGTATATTTTTGTAGAACAAACTAAAAATGAAACAATAAATGACGAAGGTATTATTGGTTGATGGAAACAATCTATTTAAAATCGGATTTCATGGAGTCAAAGATTTCTACCACAATGGAAAACACATTGGGGCTATTTGGCACTTTTTAAACACAATTAGAAGATTTATAGACAGTCATAATTTTAATAAGATTGTCGTATTTTGGGATGGTGAAGACAATTCATCAGCTAGGAGGTTATTCTATCCTCAGTACAAAGAAAATAGACGTGTACGTAAAAATTTTAACGAAGAATCGTACCACTTTCAAAGAAGTAGAATCAAGCAGTATCTAGAGGAAACTTTTGTTAGACAAATTGATATTCCAAACAACGAAGCTGATGATTTAATAGCTCATTATTGTAAAATTTCAGAAAATGAAGAAATAACTATTTTTTCAGATGATAAGGACCTTACACAATTAATTAGTGACAAGGTTAGTGTTTATGTACCTTCATTAAAACAAACCTTTAAAAAAGGTGATAAAATAAAAATGGAGGAGTTTGAAATACCTCATCAAAATGTTGTGACCTATAAAATATTATCAGGTGATAAATCAGATAATATTGATGGTATACAAAGTTTAGGTGAAAAAACTTTAGTAAAATTATTTCCCGAAATACTTGATACTGAAATAACATTTACCGATATTTTATCTAGAGCTGAGATTCTACTGAAAGAACAAAAAGACAACAAAACTTTACAAAATTTATTAACCGGAAAAACTAAAACTGGTATATATGGTAATGAATTTTTTGAGGTGAATGAAAAAATGGTGAATTTATCTAACCCATTAATAACTGAAGATGGAAAAGAATTAGTTGAATTGTATTATTCAGAAAGTTTAGACCCCGAAGGTAGGGGGTATAGAAACTTAATGAAGATGATGATGGAAGATGGGTTATTTAAATTCCTACCAAAACATGATAATGAATGGGTGTATTTCCTAAAACCATTTATGAAACTAGCAAGAAAAGAAAAATCAAATTATAGAAACAAAAAGTAAAATTATGAAAGAACAAGACACAACAAAATTAGAGTTTTTGATGATGGTTAATGATAACATCATAGTACAAAGATTTTTTAACATCAGAGATTATAACAAAGATGGTAAAAATTCAGTTGAACTTTATAATCTAATTAAAGATTTTAAACACGACATCGAAAGACAATTAAAGATGAAAACTGCAACGTATATGTTAGACAATATGTACGAGATTATGAGTAATCCTACTGTTTTAGACACATCATATACTGATGGTCCAGAGTCATTTAAAATTTTTATTAAACAAGGAGATATGACAATTTGTCATAGAGAGTTTGATGCAAAAATATACCCACCAAAGGTAAGATATACCGTAGACGTACGCCCACACCTAAAAAACTTACTTATGTCACTTACTGACATTTTTTCATCTAAAAAATTAAATTACAAATACCTTGAAGTTACTCTAAGTCGTTAATATTTATCAAATACAGAGAGAAAAATATATGAGTACAAAGAAGAATTTTGAATATTTGGGTAGCACATTTCAGTTACAATTACTGAACCAAATTATCTTGGACAAAGATTTCGCAAGGTCAATTATTGACGTGATTGAGGTAAATTATTTTGAAAATAAATACTTCAAGTTAATCATCCAGATGATTAAAGAGTATTATAAAAAATACGAACACACACCAACTTATGACACATTAGAACAAATAACAAGGTCAGAGTTACAACAAGAATTAGCATCAAAGTTAGTTATTGACACAATTAAAAAGATTAAAGAATCCCCAATTGAATCTAGTGAGTTTGTTCAAGAGAAAGCGTTGAAGTTTTGTAAACAACAAGAGTTACAAAAAGTAATGACCAAAGCCCAAAAGATTATTGATGGGGGTGAATTTGAAAATTATGACACTGTTGAACAATTAGTTAGAACAGCATTACAAGTTGGTCAACGTGAAGATGGTGTATCAAGTGTTTTTAGTAATTTAGAGGACGTTTTAAGTGAAGATTATAGACATCCTATACCAATGGGTATTCCGGGTATTGATAGGTTATTAAAAGGTGGTTTAGCTAAAGGTGAGATTGGGGTGGTATTAGCACCAACTGGTGTAGGTAAATCAACACTACTTACAAAGATTGCTAATAACGCATTTAATTTAGGTTATAATGTCTTACAAATATTTTTTGAGGATAATCCAAAAATTATTCAGAGAAAACACATCACATTATGGACAAAAATCCACCCTGACGAATTATCACAAAAAAGTGAGGAAGTTATGAGTAAAGTTACCGAGATTAAAGAAACTATGACTAATCAACTTATTCTTAGAAAACTTCCATCTGATACTGTGAATATGTTACAAATCAAAAACCAAATCAGAAAAATGGTTGCCGATGGTGTCAAAATTGATATGGTATTATTGGATTATATTGATTGTGTTATTTCTGATAGAGAAGTTAGTGATGAATGGAAGTCAGAAGGTTCAGTAATGAGGTCTTTTGAAGCTATGTGTCACGAATTAGATTTAGTAGGTTGGACTGCAACACAAGGTAATAGAAGTTCTATATCATCAGAAGTTGTTACAACCGACCAAATGGGTGGGTCAATTAAGAAAGCACAAGTAGGTCACGTTATTATTTCAGTTGCGAAAACATTACAACAAAAAGAAATGAAGTTGGCAACAATCGCAATTACAAAATCACGTATTGGTGATGATGGGGTTGTATTTGAAAATTGTAAATTTGACAATGGTATGTTAGAAATTGATACCGACACATCTATTACATTCCTTGGTTTAGAAGAAAACAAAGAGGAACAAAAACGTAATAGAATCCAAGAACTTATGGAAAAAAGAAAACAAAAAGAAAACAATAATTAATTATGGAAAAAATTTTAGTAGAAAATCCGGGGAGATTTGTAATATTCCCCATAGAACACAATGATATTTGGGAATTTTACAAACAACACCAAGCGGCATTTTGGACAGCTGAAGAAGTAGATTTAACTGATGATATTAGAGATTGGGAAACCCTTTCTGAAAATGAACAATATTTCATCAAAAACGTTTTATCATTCTTCGCGGCATCTGATGGTATCGTTAATGAAAACTTGGCGGAAAACTTTTATAGAGAGGTACAATACCCCGAAGCTAAGTTTTTCTATGGTTTCCAATTAGCTATGGAGAACATTCACTCGTTAATGTATTCGTTATTAATTGACACATACATTAAAAATGAAAATGAAAAGAATGAATGTTTTAATGCTATTGATAGATTACCAGCGGTTCAGAAGAAAGCTAAATGGGCTTTAGATTGGATTGAAAAGGCATCTTTCCAAGAGAGATTGGTAGCTTTTGCTGCGGTAGAGGGGATATTCTTTTCAGGGTCATTCTGTTCAATATTTTGGTTAAAATCAAGAGGTATTATGCAAGGTTTATGTAACGCAAACTCTTTGATATTCAAAGACGAAAATTTACATTGTGATTTTGCAATACATTTATTGAATAACCATGTGGAGAACAAACCATCTGAAAAAAGAATTAAAGAAATACTTTTATCAGCGTTGGAAATTGAAAAAGAGTTTATTACTGAATCATTACCAGTATCTTTAATTGGAATGAATTCAAATCTAATGAAACAATATCTAGAATTTGTTGTTGATGGGTTATTAGTTAAGTTTGGATGTAAGAAACACTTCAACGTAGGTCAACCATTTAAATTTATGGAACAAATCGCGGTTGAAACAAAAGGTAATTTCTTTGAATCTAGAACTATGGAATACCAAAAAGCTAAATTAAACGAAACAATAACATTTACAGAAGATTTCTAAAAATATATACTATGATGTCATTAAAAATTAAAAAAAGAAGTGGGGATGAGGTATCATTTAACCCACAAAAAATCTACAATAGAGTTAAACGAGCGGCTAAAGGTCTAAATGTTAACTCTGATGAGATTTTTATTAAAGTAATTACTTCAGTACCTACTGAAGGTGCTATTACAACAAAAGAGTTGGATACATTGGTTTATGAAATCGCGGCTTCATATACTGGTAGTCACCACGATTATTCAAGATTAGCTTCTTCAGTTGCAATATCTTCATATCATAAGGAAACTAACCCAAGTTTTTCAGAAACTATGAAAGAACTTTATGAAACTGGTATTATTAATGAGGAATTAATTAACATAATTGAACGTTATGGTGCTAACAACATCGATGAGGTAATTAACCACGAAAATGATTATAATTTTGATTATTTTGCGTGGAAAGCATTAAAGGATATGTATCTTTTAAAACTACCAAATGGTGTTGTTATTGAACGACCACAACATATGTATATGAGAATTGCTCTATGGGTGACTGATTCATTTGAAACCGCTATATCATATTATGAGTCATTATCTGCTCAATTGATATCAAATGCAACCCCAATTATGATTAATTCGGGAACTAAAATCCCCCAATTAGCTTCATGTGTTCTACACTATAATAATTCAGATTCTAGAAATGGGTTATTAGGTACTATGAACGACATATCAACCTATTCATCAGATGCCGCTGGTATTGGTTTATGTATGTCAAATATTCGTAGTAAAGAAAGTAGAATTTCATCTTCAGGTGGTTATGCTGGTGGTTTATTAAAATACCTTAAAATTGTTAACGAATCATTAAGATTTTTTAATCAACAAGGTAGAAGACCTGGTAGTGCCGCGATTTATTTAGAACCTTGGCACAAGGACATTATGGATTTATTGGATATCAAAAAGAATACTGGTAAAGATGAATTAAGAGCTCGTGATTTGTTTACATCATTGTGGTTACCGGATAATTTTATGAGGTCGGTTAAAGCTAATGGTGACTGGTATTTATTCTGTCCTAATGACATAATTAAAGCGGGGATTAAACCACTACAAGAATGTTATGGTGATGAGTATGAAGACAACTACAATAGAGCGGTTGAACTAGGGTTAGGTAAAAAAGTAAAAGCACAAGAGATTTGGAACAAGATTATTGAGTCACAAGTTGAAACGGGTGTTCCTTACTTATGTTCTAAAGATAATGCTAATAAAAAGACAAATCACCAAAACATTGGGGTAATAAAACAATCTAATTTGTGTAATGAAATTTATCAATATACAGATGAAGAAACTACCGCGATTTGTACGTTATCATCAATGGTACTTAAAAACTTTATTGTCGATGGTAAATTTGATTTTACATTATTATACAATGAGGTTAGACGTGTTGTTAAATCTTTGAATAGAGTTATCGATATCAACAATTATTCAACTGAAAAAGGACGTAAAGGTGGTTTAGAACAAAGAGCAATTGCCATTGGAACACAAGGTTTAGCTGATGTATTTTATTTATTAGATTACATATTCACATCTGATGAAGCTAAAAAATTGAACAAACAAATCTTTGAAACAATTTATTTCGCAGCAATCACTGAAAGTATGGAATTGTGTAAATCGGGTCAATATAAACCTTATAAACATTTTGATGGTTCACCAATGTCAAAAGGTATTTTCCAATTTGATATGTGGGGATTAGATTATGAAGGTTTAGGTGGCCTATGGGATTGGGATAACCTAAAATTAGAAGTTAGTAATTATGGAGTTTGTAACTCTTTGTTTACCGCACAAATGCCAGTAGCTTCTTCAGCTAAAATCACTGGTTCATTTGAGATGACAGAACCAGCACATTCTGCGTTATTTAATAGACGTGTTGTTGGGGGTGAAATCTTAATAGTTAATAAGTATTTGATTTCTGACTTTGAAAAGATTGGTATTTGGTGTGAGGATTTGAAAAACGAAATCATAATGAATGATGGTTCAATTCAAAACATTAACTTCAATAACTACTTAGACCCAGATGATAAACATTACGCTAAAAAAGTTAAACGTATCGAACATTTAATCCCTAAATACAAAACTATTTGGGAGATTTCACAAAGAGATTTAATTGATATGGCTGCAGATAGAGCACCATTTATTGACCAATCACAATCAATGAATATCTATATGTCTAACCCAACATTATCAAAAATAACCTCATCTCACTTCCATGCTTGGGAAAAAGGTTTAAAAACATTATGTTACTACGTTAGAACCAAAGCGATATCAACGGGAGCTAAACATTTAGCAATTGACACTTCAAAAGTTGAAAAACCAAAAACAACACCTGAACCACCAATTGTTAATTATGGTTCTTTAAACTTACCACCAAAACCCGAAAACTCTGACTTTGAATGTTTTGGGTGTTCATCCTAAAAACAAAAGAAATCACGGCAATAGTCGTGATTTTTTATTTTTATGAGTATTTAAAGAAAATCTTAAAAGATTATATTTATTAGATATGGCAGAAAGTTTTACATATGGTATTAATTTTCCTTTTCGTGATTCATTTGATGGTAAGTATCTAGATTTATCAGTTTCAAATGATGAAGAAGTCAGAAGTAATTTAATTCATTTATTACTTACAAGAAAAGGGAGTAGATATTATTTACCTAATTTTGGTACAAGACTATACGAATTTATTTTTGAACCATTAGATGGACCAACATTTTCTGATATTGAATCAGAAATTAGAGAATCCGTTTTGGAATTTATGCCAAACTTAACAATAACAAACATAAGTATTAAACCAGCTTCAGAAGGTGAAGAAGACAAGGGAACATTTATTGAAAATGATGAACGTGTTTTTAGAGTACCTGGAATTGCGGAAATGGAACATACCGCAAAAGTAAAAATAGAGTACTTAATAACGAATGACGCGTTTAATGCAAGTGATTTTGTAATTATTAATATATAACTATGGCAAATAAAAAAATATCCTACACAACTAGAGATTTCCAATCAATCAGAACTGAATTGGTAAATTTCACCAAAACGTATTATCCCGATTTAGTTGAAAATTTTAACGATGCGTCAGTTTTTTCAGTTTTGTTGGACTTAAATGCCGCTGTAACAGACAACTTACAATTTAATATTGATAGAAGTATCCAAGAGACAGTGTTACAATATGCACAACAACAGTCATCAATTTTCAATATAGCAAGAACTTATGGGTTAAAAATACCCGGACAAAGACCATCGGTTGCATTAGTTGACTTCTCAATTACAGTACCAGCATTTGGTGATAGGGAAGATTTGAGATATTGTGGTATATTAAGACGAGGTTCACAAGTTAATGGTGCTGGACAAGTATTTGAAACTGTTTATGATATTGATTTCACATCCCCAACTAATGCTGAGGGTTATCCAAATAGATTAAAAATACCAAATTTTGACTCAAACAATGTCTTAATAAATTATACAATAGTTAAAAGGGAAACAGTTGTTAATGGGACAACAAAAGTGTTTAAAAAAGTAATAACCGCAAATGATGTTAGACCTTTTTATGAACTATTTTTACCAGATAAAAACGTTTTAGGTGTAACTAGTGTTCTTTTAAAAGATGGTACACAATATACAAATGTCCCATCGGTACAGGAATTTTTAGGTTTGGATAATAGATGGTATGAAGTAAGTGCTTTAGCTGAAGATAGAGTATTCGTTGAAGACCCAACAAAGGTATCTGACCAACCCGGAATTAAAGTTGGAAAATATCTACAAACTAGTACTAAATTTATTACTGAATTCACACCAGAAGGTTTTATGAAAATGACTTTTGGTGGTGGTAGTCAATCTGCTGATGAACAATTACGTGAGTTTGCTAGAAATGGGTATAAACTTGATTTATATAAGTACTCAGACAATCTTGCTTTAGGTAGTACACTTAAAGGTAACTCAACATTATTTGTCCAATATCGTGTTGGTGGTGGAACAATAGGTAATGTTGGGGTAAATGTTATTACACAAATTGGAACAGTATCTTTCTTTGTAAATGGTCCTTCTGAAAATGTTAATACTAGTGTTGTAAATTCATTAAGATGTACGAATGTAACTGCGGCAATAGGTGGGGCGAATTTCCCAACAATAGAAGAAGTTAGAAACTTGGTTGCATTTAACTTCTCAGCACAAAAAAGAGCTGTAACAGTTAATGATTATGATTCGTTAATTAGGACTATGCCATCACAATTTGGAGCTCCCGCTAAAGTTGCTATCACCGAAGAAAATAATAAAATTAAAATTCAAATGTTAGCCTACGATGACTCAGGTAAATTAACTGAAATTGTGTCAAACACATTAAAAAGTAATGTAGCTAATTATTTGTCTAATTATAGAATGATTAATGATTATATATCAATACAATCAGGTAATGTTATCGATTTGTCATTAACAATTGATGTTGTTTTAGATAATAGTCAAAATCAAGGAACTGTTATTTCAGATTTAATAAATTTAACATCAACTTTCTTTGACCCAACAACTAGACAAATGGGTCAAAATGTTAACATATCTGAATTAAGAAGAATAGTACAAAGTCAAAATGGTGTTATAACTGTTTCCGATATTTTGGTTTTTAATAAAGTTGGGGGTCAATATTCATCATCACAAACATCACAAAGATATTTAGATAGTACTACAAAACAAATAGAATTAGTTGATGATACAATCTTTGCAGAACCTAATCAAATCTATCAAGTAAGGTATAATAACCAAGATATTAACATTAGAGTCAAGAACTTATCAACAGTTAATTTCAGTTGATAATTTATTTTTATTCTTATTCAACTATCTTTAAAAAATAGTAAATAAACTATTTATTTTAAAAGATTAATATGCCCAATTCATATAGGATAAGAACCCAACCTGGTGTTGATAAATCAATCAGAGTCCAAATAGACCAAGAATTTGAATACCTTGAGATTTTATCACTTAAAATACTACAAAGTCAAGTTTACACAAGACAATGTTCTGATTATGGAGTTATAGTTGGTAGAATTAGTGTTAATAATGGGTTAGGTATACCAAATGCGAAAGTGTCGGTTTTTATTCCACTAACCGTTGAAGATGAACAAAACCCAGTAATATCTGAATTATATCCATACAAAACACTTTCAGATAGAAATGAAGATAATTATAGGTATAATTTATTATCTTACGTTGAGTCATATAATGGACACGTCCCAACAGGAACATTTCCCCAAAAATTAGATGTATTAACTAACCCCAATTTAATTGAGGTTTATGATAAGTATTATAAATACACCACTGTAACGAATGATAGTGGGGATTATATGATATTTGGTGTACCAGTGGGTAATCAAACTATTTTCGTTGACATTGATTTATCAGATATTGGTGAATTTTCATTATCACCACAAGATTTAATAAGAATGGGTATTGCAACCGAGAATATGGTTGATAATGGTAAATTTAAAGCGTCAGAAAATTTAGATTCATTACCACAAATTATTTCATTTAATAGGGATATTGAGGTTGAACCATTATGGGGTGAACCCGATATTTGTAACTTAGGTATTACTAGAACTGATTTTGACGTAACAAGAGAAGCTAATATTGATATAAACCCACAGTCTATTTTTATTGGGTCAATCTTTTCGGATATTGATGATTATGCACAAAAATCAAGTTGTAAACCAAACAAAAAAACTGGTAGTTTATGTAATTTAACAACAGCCCCTGGTAAAATATTAACGATAAGACATACGTTAAATTTAGATACAAAAGGTAGACCAGCTTTAGAGTTATTTACATTGGAAAATGGGGGTCAAGTTATTGATGAAAATGGTACTTGGTATGTTAATTTACCTATGAACTTAGATTATG